GCCATTGGGTCTGACGAAATCTTAGGAGTACTAAGTATATCCCGTACACCCTCACCATACTGCCCACCACCTTCCGAAGCAACATCTTCTCTACGAGGTTTTTGCCATTTCTTACTCGCCTGGTCAAATTTCCATGGATTGTTTTGCCCAAACGGGTCACCTGGGTTAAGGAAATATCCAGCTTTTAGTAAAGGTACACTCTTGATAATTTTTGACGAATCATCCCTACGATAGTCTATTCTTCTCCCAGGAACATGTCTTCCACCGCTTGGTGATTGTTCTAATGGTTCCTCTGCATTCCATAAACTGGCTAAACGCTGATGATATTGTAATTGTGCTTCTCGACTTAATATATCCTGTTTAGGCATAAAATTCCCACTTCTCAAATGTGTGGGTTGGGGGAATCTACGTCCCTCACTTCCCCAATATGTCGGTGTGGCTCCGATAAAAGGTCTAGAACGGTCTGGCTCAACCTGAGGGAAGTCTACTTTTGTAGCTGGATGACTAGTATATCCTGCTGCTTCTCCTGGGCGATGCCACCCTTCCCTGTTTTCAATCAATTGATGGAAATCATGAATAGTAAGCGGCCCTAAATCATCTAATTCATTCATTGAAGTTACAGGATACTTACCATAATCATGGTGCATGTATTCTGGTATTACTTCAAACTGATGACGTTTGAGGTTTTCGATTTTTCTAGGGTTAGACGCTGGCGTACCATCCGCATTAAACCACTCTTCATCCCGCAAATGTTCCATTAGATTAGCAATCGCTTCTTCATGGCTTCCAGCACTATTAGAAAAAATTTCCCCTCTAGAATAGTCACCAGCGGTAGTCCCTGGCGCACCTGTTCCTGCCCTTCCTGGCCCTTTCACCCGAATCATCCTACGTGCCTCACCCTTCTCACCAAATATCCTATGGACTGAGTGTTGTTCGGGGTCATAATAGTGTATATAAATCTCACGTCCAGCCCTAGTTGGGTCATCATGCCTACTCTGTGGCATTACATAGCTTAATAGTGGTTTATTTTCAATAATATCCCGTGCTTCATCTGCCCATCTAACAGGGCCAACACCGTCTCTAACGGAATCAGCTGAGGGTTCTAAATCTCTATCGTGGGTGGCAGGACTTATACGTTCTCCATGAGAATTAAAACCATAAGGAACTTTATTACGAGCATTTATCGCTTCGGCTCCTAAAGCATGTCCTAACATATGGGAGCTAAATCTCATCCTCTCTCCCCGCCTTAACATTCTTCTATATAACCCATGTTGATTCCAAGCCCACTCATTTGGGTCACCAAAGAACGCATGGTGGTAATCAGTTGAACTTCCTTCTCCATAATGCCCTTCTGGTGATGTGGGAGGCCTCAGTATATGATGGTCAGTTCTATTAGTTGAGAAAATATCCCCACTTTCAGGATGATATGCAGCATTCTTTCCAGCACCCCCAGTCCTGTCTATGATTTCATTATGAGGATGAACCGATAGTTTATCAACATAGGGAGGCAGAGTCGAAGGTTCCCCTGTACCCCTTCCTCTCTGATACGGATGCATAGGTTCAGCACCTATACGATAAGGACTTCTACCATATAATTCATCTAAAATCTTATGAATATCACTATTATGGAAAGCTCCATGTGATGAGGATTCGCCCCTTCTCGCTGAAAAATCTTTATCATAACGTTGTAAATTGGGGTCAGCCCTTATTTCATCAACATAATCATGTTTCCGTTCAGCATCTTGAATTATATTCCAACCTTTCTCAGGATGAGAATAAAATGACGGTTGTTTAGCAGGGAATCTACGTACTGGCACAGAATGGTTTTGTCCATAACCAGGGGCTATGCCGCGAGTTACAACTCTTTCTTCCTGTGGTTCATCTATATAAGTATTGATTTTAGGAAATGTGGTTTGTTCAATTTCACCATAATCAAGCATCCCACCTCCCCGAAGGGATGTAGATTCTTGTCTGGGAGCCATGCGACGGCCTGTTACAGGATGATATTCAGGTTCTTCATCTGCTTTTCTAAGAAATTGTAATAATTTTTGAACTGCTTTCTTGGGATTTCTGTTAGCCCACTCAGAAGGGCTATATGAATCCTCATCATAAGGATGCGATTGAGGTTCCTGACGGGACATCATCCCAATACGTTTTTCCCTTGACCACCGTTCTTCTGGTGTGTCAGGCTGAGAAATGGCATTCCATTCTTGTGGGGTAGGGCCATAATCTTGTGACCAAGAAGGGAATTCGGCTCTCATACCTTTTCCAGTATACCGATTCTCCCCCATTGGCCCAACTACTTCATCAGCCCCATACGCATGGGAGCTTAAATCCGTATCTGGGTCTATGCCCACGGGCCGTGCATAGGGACGGGCTTGACGGCCTGCCTGAGGAATGGCTCCTCTAGGAGTTTCTAAAGCTTCCCTAGTAAAACGAACACCTTCGTCTGCTTCTAGTTGATTTAACTCTTCTGGTGTAAACCTAGAAACATCCTTACGGAGAGATTGTTCAATTGCAAAATACTGTTGTATATCTGGGTCAGTTTCAAAAGAACCTGTAGGTTTGTAGCTAGGAGATTCAAAGGCTACTTTATCAAACATCCGCTGTACACCCTCTTGATGTTGAGATGGTACTTTTGAGAGCATTGACTCCGTATGGTCTGTTAAGAAGTCATGTATGTTCATTTCTTTTCTAGTTGTATCTAAATATGCTTGGCTAGGCCTTTGACCCTTGGGTGCATTACGAGGAGGTATGTTAGGTCTAGCTCTTCCTAAAGGAAAAGCATCATCATAATCCATGTCACGGACAGCATCCCCATGTCTCTGCAACATATCGGAACGATGTACTTGTTTTAAGCCATCCGCATGTTGGTTAGCGGTCAGAGGAACATCTCTATGAATTTTATCTACATAATTATATGCATGGTAATGTACACTAGGTTCTGAGCGTCCCTCCCCCTTATTCTCTAAAAAGAGGGGAGCCTTGTCATGCCCAACAGGAAGAAATAAGTCAGGATGTGTATCTTCCCATTCAGTGTGGGGCCGATTCTTATCGACTTGACGTTGTATTTCATCCCCCATATGCCTACGGAAACCTTCTATACCATCATCTTCTTCAGCTTTTTGTACAAATTGCGTCAAATTCTGAATCGCTTTACCTGTATAACCAGAAGCATAAGCAGCACGTTGCACTTCTTCAGCCTTTTCACGGGTAAACGGGCCTTGATTTCCCCAATAATATTTGGTTCCTCGTTTAATTATCGGCATCAGGATTTTCCTCTTCATCAAAATCGAAAACATCATTTCTATTTTTATTACTACCTGTGGGGTTATAGTTTATACTTTCCCCATGCGGTGTTTTATAGACTGGCCCCATACCAAAGGTAGCTTTCTCTATATGAGTTACACCAGTAGAATGTAGATTAGCAATATAATCTACACCATCCTGACTAAACCACATCTTTGACCCATCATCAGCCACTTGTTTGATTATAGGAGTAGGATAGCCCTTAGACATAATTCCTTCTACCCAATTTTTAGGCATGTTCAAATTCGTTGGGTCATCATCAGATTTTCTATTATCTGCATATTTATCTAAGTCTTCTGCTGTCCGATTCTTTTTTGGATGTGGGCTTCCCATATCATTATAAAGAAAGTCCTTATTCTGATTAGCATATGCCATCATCTGCATAGGCATAGGGGGCATAGGCTGGGCTTCTGCTGATTCTCCCCCACCTGGGGCAGCACCAACCCGTCCAGGGGCTTGATTCACGCCCTCAGGGGGCGCAGGAGGTTGTCCAGGCTGTTGCCCTGGTTGAGCCTGCATCATTTGTTGCTGTTGTTCCATCATCTGCATCTGTTGCTGTTGTTGGTCTATAGCCATATCCATCTGTTCACCCTGTTTTTCCATCATATTAACAGGTTTACCAAATATCATGAACTCAGCATCTTCAACTGGAACACCATCATCCTTTAATCTAATATCAAAGCCCAAAGCAATGAACTGATTGGCTATTTGAGCCTTCTGTTGGGAGAAACTGATGCGAGTAGCTTCAGCTTTTTCTTCAGGGTTAGGCAGTTTCAAGCCCCAATCAGTTATACCAAACGCCTCTAAAATTTGAGGGAAAACCTTTTCATGGAATAACCTTTGGTCACCCTCAACTACCCTACTCATAACAACTAACTGCTGAGTCTGGGTTGACAGCCCACCAAAAGCTTCGGGGGCACCTTGCCAAGCAGGAGTCACACCCCACATAGCTGCTATCCGTTCCCGTATTTCACCCCTAACGGGTAAATAATCCATTTCATTTAATGTATGGAACAAACGTACCATATCTACTCTGCCACGGTTATTACGGGAAGATACAGCTACCATTGGGATATAGTTAGGGTCAAGTCTTGTCTGTGCTGCAATCTGCTGCCTCTCTCTTCGCAGCGATTCAGGGTCATCAGTGAACACCATCATCATAGAAGCTGGCATTTTACGTTCAAAGAAGTATCTATACAGGTTTTTATCCATACCAATCAATGTTAAAGCTTTTTCAAAGATTGTTAAAATAGGACTCCATCCATATGTTTCACTGGGTGAAAACTTAGATAGATGAATAACTTCTCCATCCAGTAGGAAGATGTGTTGGTTTCTGTGATAGTACTTGTACATAACGGGTTGTAATTTAAGATTACAATCATCATTGGAGCAGGCTCCAGGGTCTTCTTTAACTTCATCCCTATGTATGGGACATAGGAAATGGGCGTTTTTAGGCAATCCTGCTGCATCTAAGTCAAATTCCACCAAAGCAGGGTTTAATCTCCTAATCTCATTCACCTTTGATTTAATGCTATCATCTTCATCCTTTTTATATTCTTTAACTAGATACAAAAAGCAATCATCAATTGCATTCAAATCAAAATGGAATTGCCTCATAACCTCTTCTAATGATTGGTCAAATATATTACAATCATCCATAAAGTCAACAAGACGTTTCTGTTGTTCAGGGTCTGGGTTCTCTACCAAAGGTACCCATTCTATTCCACGTCGAAATACTTCACTCGTTATGTGCTGTAATGGAGAACGTACCTCTTCAATGGAATATGCCAACATTTGTAAGTCCATTACAAGCTGTTGACGATATGCCATTTGATGCCTAACCCATGTATTAACTACATGGTCTAGACCTATCGTAGGGGCACGTCCAGTTTCCCCATTCCCAGACTTCATTAAATCTAAGAAATTTATCTGTTCATTTAAATTAATAACAGTCTGAGCTAATTTAGGCACCTCAGGGAGATAATCCGATAGTCTCATAAATTAATCCTTTGTCAAGTTCTCTATGTCTGACATACTAGTAAGTTTCAAGAGAGTGTGCATAGCCATTTCTTTCAATAGATACCCCTCAGACTTAGGTGATGGAGGGGGTAGCGGAGGAGTAGCTACTACATGTTTTACTTGAGTGTCTAATTCCAGTAATTTCGCCCGTAAAGTGGCATTTTCCTCCTCTAATTCAGGATTCTCTCCAAAATTAGCGTTCTGTAGTACTCCAAGTCTAGCAGCCTCTTTCACCAATGCTATAAAAGCCCCCTCAGTCAGCACAGTTACTGCACCACTGGTATCATCTACCTCATCTTCTGGCCCTAATTGTGTCAAATCTATATGCCACGTATCTAAAATGCGCCATGTATTAGTGATTTCGTCTCTATTGGCTGTATATTGTGTTTCCCTATCTTTTAAGAACATTCCTACCATAATCTGCCTCCTACTCTACTTCACTATTATATTATACTACATCTCATGGATTTTTTACGCAATCTTACATGCACTCCATCCACACACTTTACAGGTTTCGCAACCACTTTCCTGTACAATCAGAGGAGATTCACAATCACACTTAGTAATTTCACCTTCTAAGTGTCCTGTTACTAACACTTCTTTCTCCCTACTGCCATTACGATAAACCGTAATTCCTTTACAGCCTGTTTCCCAAGCTGTCATATATGCCTCAAACACATCTTCTAATGTAGCCCCAGACGCAAAATTAATGGTTTTAGAGATACCAGCATCCACATACTGTTGGAATTTGGCTTGCATTAACACATGGTCTTCAGGAGAAATATCCTGGGCGGTTACATAGATGTCTTTAATCCAATCTGGGACATCATCACGGTCTTTTAAAGAACCACCAGATGCCAGATAAAGCATAAGGTCTTCAGAATAAAAACCGTTGTTTTTCGCATCTTTCTCAAACTCTTCATTAATATAGAATAGGGTCTGACCCTCCAATATATTTTGTTTACGCCACGCCAAAGCAAAGAGAGGTTCAATTCCACTAGCGCACCCCGCAATCATAGAAATAGTGCCCGTAGGGGCTACTGTCAAACGACAAGCATTCCTATAATTCTCTTGTATCTTATAGCTGCTTTGTTTCCAAGCAGGGAATGTCCCTCTAATCGCACCTAGTTCTAACGATTTAATGCTTGCTACTTGATTAATAAACCGCATTATCTCATCTCCAACTAATCGTGCCTCTTCTGAATTATAAGGAACCCGTAACTTAATTAATAAATCTGCAAACCCCATCACTCCTAACCCAATCTTCCTCGTTGCCCTAGTCATTTCTTTAATTTCAGGAATGCTGTAATCATTAGCATCAATTACATTATCCAAAAAATGTACTGCATTACGAACCACATGCTGCAACCTATCCCAATTAATAGATTCTTCCCAATGTGCATTGGGCTTCATGCCCGTCATAAATTTAGCAACATTAATTGACCCTAAATTGCAACTTTCATAGCCTAAAAGGGGTTGTTCACCACAAGGATTAGTTGCAATCATGTCTCCGTATTCTTCTCCCACTATATTATCTTCATTAATCCTATCTAAGAATACCATCCCAGGTTCTCCGTTTCGCCAAGCCCCCTGGACAATCTTTAAAAAGACTTCTCTAGCATTCAATATGCTTACAGGCATATTAGTCTTTGGGTCATTTAATGTATAGTCCTGGCCCAGTTTAACTGACCTCATGAAGTGGGAGTCAACAGCAACAGAAATATTAAAATTGTGTATATCCCCCTCATTCTGCTTACATTCAATGAAAGACAGAATGTCTGGGTGACGTACACTCATAACAGCCATGTTAGCCCCGTCACGCTTCCCACCTTGGGTTATCATACTAGACACCCTGGACAAGGTTTTAAGCACCTCTATGGGGCCACAGGCAACGCCATGAGTAGATTGAATCTTAGCACCCTTGGGCCTAATCTTAGAAAGGGAAAAGCCTGTGCCACCACCGAATTTCTGCACCATAGCCGCATCGGTAGCTGATTTCATAATCTGTTCCATACTATCTTCCAATGGCAAAACGAAACACGCAGATAAAGTACCCTGTGCGGTGCCTGCATTCATCAAAGTAGGTGAATTGGGTAGGAATTCTAAATTCCACATCATTTCAAAGAAGTTTTGTTCTAACAAAGTTCTCTCAGAGTCTAATACCTCATACTGACTGTCTACATCTGCAATAGCTTTGGCTACTCTCCAAAACAATTCTGGTGAATCTTCCGTAGGGTTGCCCTCTGTATCTTTAAGATAGTATCGGTGCGCTAAAATCGTTTCTGCCTGTTCAGAAATATGTGTGTCTATCAATCTCCTACCCCCTATGTCCACAAAATATACAAAGTTTACGTTCTGGTACCCAAAATTCTGGTTTACAAATAATCTCTTCACAAGTTGGATTTGGGCAATCTGCCATCGTTAACCCTGCGTTGATTGACCTATTATAATCCATCTGCACCCCTCCTGGCAACGCCATTGACTTAACTGGGTCAAGGTCAGGTTCTAAAAGTTCGGGTTTTTCCCCTGTTTCTTTCATCTCTGCTGGGTCTTCTGGGTCAAGAAATCCTTGCAAGTTGCCTAAATGTGTAATGCCGAAGCGTCCTGTTTCCCAGGAAGCTAATAGAGCCATAGCAATAGAAAAGAATGCGTCTCCATGCCCCATAGGGGTTTCTGGAGCCTTCAATTCATTACTCACTGTAAGAATCTGCTGTTTTTGCCTCTCGTCTTTCAACAGTTTAAGTTTACCAGACAAGACATATTCTTCAAAAATTTGAGCCATAGTATTCTTAGACTTAACAGTGAAAGTTAATGGATACCATCGGTAGTCCAATCCCCTATCTTCTAATTCCCCCCGTGTATTATCTACATATCCCTTATCAATGTCAAAATTCTCAGCCACTTCATTTAAGTATTCTATTTGGTCAGAGTAATTCCATCCGTCTAACCAAGACTGATGAATTTGGCGGCACGTATCCCCAACACGTTCAAATATAACTAAGTGCGAGGGGTGACGTTTCTTCCCAACATCAAACCCAGCAAAAATATAGGAGTCTTCCTGTTTCCTATATTTACGAGTTGAAGGAACAGCCCGTAAGGTTTCATCCTCACAACTCACAATGTCTTCTTCATTAAAGTACGCTTCTGTTGCAAAGTGAGGCACCAATAAAAACTCAGATGCAAACGATTTCGGCCTAGCTTTCTGTTGTTGTAAGAGCCATTCCTCACTATATAACTCAGGCATTAATACTCTACGCCCAGGCACGGGGTCTAATGCTGGTAATACCCTAGCTTTGAAACGGTCATCCTTTTGAAGATTGGCTAATAAATCTCCAGGCATCATAGGCGTACCCAATACAATTACTGGGACTCCTTTCAACGGAATAAACAAAGACTCTGTTAAGAAGTGGTCTTCAACTTTAGTAACCTGTCCAATGTTCAATGGGTTTTCAGGGTCACGTAGAATATCATCAGCAATCAATGCACCATTCACATGCATCCCCCGCTTAAATGAAAAAAGACCCCCATGCATAATGTTCATTGGTTTATTATTAATGAAATACCTAGCAGAAAAGTCTGCTTTAGGGGTACGGTTGTCCATCCACTCTACTAACTGTGGGTTTCTAGCAATGGCTTTATTAATCTCAGATATATGATAACGAGCCATACCATCACTATAGGATAAATACAACACAGAACAGTCTCTAGGGGCCGTTAAGAGTCTCCATACACTAAAGGCATGGCCCAACAAGGTACTCTTAAAGTGAAACCGTGGTAAGACTGCACAATAATTTAAACCTTCTTGCATACATTGTTCAATATCATCAGCCACTATTCCAACATGCCAAGCATTAAAGTACTCAGGATTGTCAAAACTTTGTGACCATATATTAACAAGGAACTCATGGAATGAGCCTACCTTGGCCTTTCCAGACGTTAGTAATCCTGTTGCTAATCTATCAAATGCGTCATTAAACGTAGTTATTTCTTGTGTCATGGAAGTGCTGGCTCCTCAGTTTGTATTAATGCCTTTAATCTGCCTGCTACTCGCTTTAATGTATCCTCATCATTAATTTCTTCTACTAGGACACTTAACACATTTTGTACAAACTGAAGATTAATCATTCCTTTAATGACTTCCCGCTCTCCTTTCATACTCATATCTAACGCTTTAGCAGCATCAAAAGCTTTATCAAAATTTAAGTGTTCTAATTCATGCCCTGCTTTATGACGCATGGATTCATATGTATCTAGATGTTCCCGTTGAGTTCTAGCAAATCGTTGGCCTTCAGTCTCTTTTATTTGATTTATGGCCTCAGTCCGAATTTCAACTTGTTGAACATTCCATTCTCCATCTCTAGCCCATAAATAAATTGTAGATGGCTTTACCTCAACAGTAAAATCCTCCCACAGAATCTCCGAAATCTCTCTAGCAGATTTATCACCTTTTATATATAACCCTAAAGCCCTCTCCTTTATTGCAGGAGGAAATTGTTTTGGCATTTTAATACTCCCTAATGTCTGGGGCACGTAATCCCCTTCTAGGGGCTACATTTCGACCATCCCAACTAGAAGGAATATCAAAGGATACATCTTCAGGATGTTGAGACTCTAAACTCCCTCCGTATGGGGTTCCATCGGATTGAAGAAGACCCGCAAAACTTAAAGAGCCTTTCTTTTTAACTGCTGCGGTAAAGCATTCTGGCTTATCTCCTGCGTATTTCAAACCTATTTCTCCTCTAGTGCATAACCCACGCCATACTCCAGCATCTTTACCTAAAGGTTGATAGCCTTTGTTTTGTAGTAATGTTCCAGTAGTACGTTGGGTGTCTTCAACTTGGGTATTGTATTTACACCCAAAATAATCACACCACACTACTACACCATATTTTTCTTTAAACGCTTCCGCAGTCATATCCTTTGGAAGTTTATCTACATACTCTACACTTGTCTCAGTCTTACCTTTCATATAAAATGTTAAACTCATATATCCTCCCCTGTAATTTCATATCTACACCATAAGGCTACGCAGGCTGCATCAGCCCAATCTTGTTCTGCGAACTGGGTGCCCCAAAAAATATTGGCATACTCTAGTATATCACTTTTAGATGCGTTCCCTCTACCCACAGTATATTTCTTCCATGTTTTATTTTGAACTAAACGACAACCCAATTTATGAAGAGCGCATATAAATTTAGTTGTATACACCACCGAAGCGATTTGCATTGTTGTCCGTGGGTTTTGAATAAAAATGGGGGCTTCAACAGCCACCCATAAAGACGAATACCTTTCTATTATTATACCCAGTTCTTCATAAAACTTAGTCAAAAAATCCACGAATCTGGAGTCAAAATCCTTAATTGGGGAAACCCATTTTATCGTTTCTTGAAGCTTCCCATCATGGTCAATGATAGCCCCATGTACACCTTTGCTTGAGCAGTCTAAGCCCAAATAATAGTTATCCATAGGATACTCCTGGGGATATACGGAGGGCTACAATACGTGAAACAGTATGATAAGCAGAAGTATATGCACTTAACACACCAGACATTTTAACAAAGGTAGCTTCTTGTTCAATGATTTCTCGACTTAACTCCCGCAATTGAGGGTAATTCGCTAATGCCGCCCCACGAACTTCATCCCTAGTCAATTTCTTTTTGCCTTCGGCTTCCCTATCCTCTGCCATTTTATAGCCTGCTGTAGCGTATCCTTCATCGAAAGCAGCTTTAAGGGCATTCTTTGCAGCTTCAATATCAGCTACACTAGATTCTAGATATGCTTTATACCCACCATACAAAGTTAAAAACTCTTCTAAGGTTTTAGCATCAGCGTTCATAAGGTTAGAGAATTCTAAATTAGGTTGTTCACTTAAATCCGTTTTAAACGGAGGAACCATTAAATCATCTATTACTCTATTCGCTTTCCCTAATGCTTTCATTGGTGTCCACTTTTCTACCATCTTTATCCTCCTTATACTTCCTGCAAGCACACCATGATGGGCCTGTACAGAGTATAGGTATCTCTGTGGCTTCTTGAATCATGGTACATCTAGCTACTAAGTCATTCCATTCTTTAGGGCTTCGCTTAACTTTAAAAGCCTTTAATTTCTGGTCATTCTTATTTTCATATAACACTATACCATATGGCTTATCCAATAATTGTAGGTAAATTTGTAATTGAATAGTATGTTCTGGTTTAGGTTTGCTATATAAATTTTTAAACCCTTTATCATTAATAGATTTTAACTCTAACACTACATCTGTGTACTCTTCATGCGCTAATACGAAGTCAGCCCTTCCTGAAATAGGGGGAGCATCGCATTTAACGGAAATTTCTCTCCCTTTTAATATGTTCATTTTCTCAAAATACTTCGTCATACGGTCTTCTAACGAAGAACCTGTATCAAAAATACGTTGCGTAGTACTGGCTATCTCTTGCTGAGGAAGCTGGCCTCTAAAAGCCAGATAAAGATATCTATCACATTCATTACCCAACATAGATGGGTAAAAGACACCTACTCGACTACTATTTTGCTGGTAGCCTAGATTATCCTCAAACATTTTAAGTAGCCATTTATCTTGATTAGATGTACGGCTACGAGTTTTGGTTTCTACCTGGGCGTTAAGTTGTCTAATGCCTGCCATAATGTGTCCTTTATTCCTCGGATGGAATTTTCCTTAATGTGTAAAATATTTTCTATTCCAAACACCCTCATAATTTCTGAATCTCGATAAGCATCCCTTTTCCGCAAGTGCCCATAAATTCCATCAGCTTCAATTACCAACCCTAACTCAGGAACAAAAAAATCTACGGTATAGCTACTAATAGGTACTTGTTGGTCATAACGTAACCCAAATTCTGATAGAGCATCTGCAATTAGATTTTCTTGTTTCGTATAATCTCTAGGCAACATCTACTTTCAGCTTCTCCAATAACTCTGCATTATTTATAAACTGTGATTTAAGGCCATTCATACCCATAGCTTTAACACCTTCATAATCATACCACGGGCCTTTCTGGATAATCAACTTCTGTTGTATGGCTTCTCTAAGATAACTTTCTAATACATCTATACCACCATCAACTCTGAAAGGTACAACAGCATTACTCCAATTCTCTCCCCCCACCTTACTCTTACGTAATCGGACTTCCATATCAAACCCAACCTTATTTCCTTTGGGTTCTTCAATCCATCCAGACCTTCTAACCTGAAGTAAGAAGTGAGCAAAGAATCCTTGTGCTAAACCTCCAGGCATAGTATCTAAGGCTACAGGGCCGATACTTGACCGTACCTGATTAATAGCAATAAATGCTGACCCTGATTTTAAGTTGGGGAGGAGTCTAGGCAAAGACGAGTTCACAAACCTAGCTTGCCACGCCATTGGACTAAACTCAAAGCCTTTCTCATTATCCTGCACATCAGACGGAACTAATCCCGCAATAGAGTCCAAAACAATAACATCTATTCCTGCCCTCATGAGTTCTTTAGCGGTTTCTAATGCATCTTCTCCACTAGTTGGTTGAGATACCAACATACGTTCCGAATCTATTCCACACTTCTCTACCCATGCTGCATCCCAAGACAGTTCTGTGTCTATCCAGGCAGCAGTTCCTCCGTCTCGTTGCACATTGGCTACTACCTGGGAAGCAAGATAAGACTTTCCTACATTCGTAGGCCCATACATAATGGTCATCCGTTTCTTGGGTATACCACCCCCAGTAAGTTTATCTAATGCGGGGATTCCAAAAGGTATACGTGTGTAATTAAAAGCATCACTATTCCCCTTTTGCAAGTTTAATTTTTTATCCCCCAATAACTGGGCAATTACTTCATCAGCAGTATTTTTCATATTTTTTTGGTTCCTCCTGTGTAGCCGTAGCCTCTAAGTATTCTTCAGCCCAAGCAAAACATACCGCAGCTAATCTTATTAGTTCTACATATCCATAACGTTGACCAGCCCAAGTTGCTGCTTGCCTTTCCCGTTCTGCTAATACATCCTCTA